CCGCCCGGGCCGCCGCGACGGCGGATCCGGTTCATTTCGTCCAAGGTCGCGGGCCAGACGTAGATCTCGGCGGGGCGCCCGTCCTCGTCGGCGAGCTCCGGGATCTCGATCCTGCGCACCCGCTTCGCCTTCTCGCGAAAGTGCGCGGTGAGCCTTGCCAACAGGTCTGCCACTGCTCTCTCCTCCTGCCGCTCTCGCGGCTGCTAGGTGACGGTGCCCTCAGCGAGCATCCCCTTGTAGGTGACGCTCAGCTCGCCGACCTTGCTCAGGTCCGCGCTGCGCTTCACGTCAGTGATGACGACGGTGCCGGTGTACTTCACGTTGCCCGACGTGTTGCCCACCGGGTAGAGGTTAAGGGCCGCAACGGTGCCGACGTCGAGCAGCGCCTGGCCGGCGTCGGGCGTGGGCGCCGGCGAGTGCCGGCAGGTCAGCGAGCCGCCGCCGTCCGGGATGCCCGCCTTGTAGCTCTTGGCGGCCGCTCCCATCCCGTGGTCTTCCGCCAGCTCGACGTTCTCGTCGTAGTCCCAGGCCGTGACCTCAGCGATGGCCGTAGGGCCGGCGCCGAAGGTGATCACCCCGGACTTGCCGTGGTACTTCGCCATGCTCTCTTGCCTCCTGCTAGACCGCGCCCTCGGTGAGGATCCCCTTGAAGGTGCAGCTCAGCTCGCCCACCTTGCTCAGATCGGCGCTGCGCTTCACGTCGGTGAGGATCACCGTCCCCGTGTACTTCACGTAGGTGGCCGTGTTGCCCGCGGGGTAGACGTTCAGCGCCACGCTGGAGCCCACGTCGAGCAGGGCCTGGCCGGCGTCCGCCGTCGGGGCGGGCGAGTGCCGACAAGTGAGCGAGCCGCCGCCGTCCGGGATGCCCGCCTTGTAGGTCTTGGCGGCCGCGCCCATCCCGTGGTCTTCCGCCAGCTCGACGTTCTCGTCGTAGTCCCAGGCCGTGATCTCAGCAATGGCCACTGCGCCGATCATCAGGACCCCGCTCTTGCCGTGATACTTCGCCATCGGTAGGCCTCCTAGACCTCAGGGTTCATGCGGCTGACCGAGTAGAGTGCCCCCCAGCGCATGGTCAGCCGGCCGTGCGGGGTCTTGCTGTCCTTCACGAGCTCCAGCTCGCTCTCGACCAGCTCGAGGTCGAGCGTCAGGCCGTCGAGCGTGGCGTCTGCCATCAGGGCGACGTGCACGTCGGCGGCGATGTCGTCGAGCAGATCATCGAGCCCGGCCGTCAGAGCGCCGCAGAGCTTGACCTCAAGGAGCAGGCTCTGCGCGTCGGTGTCATTGCTCGATGCCTCCTCGATGCGCTGATCCCGCGGCGTCATCACGCGGATCGCCGGCAGCACGGCCAGGTCGTAGACGCTGCCGCTCTCGACGTTGGTACCCGCAGCGGTGCCCGCGGCCGCCAGCACGGCGACGACGCGGTCGCGGATCTGCTGCCGCTTATGCGCCACGGGACAGCCTCCAGGCCAAGTCCCTCTCGAAGAGCTCCTTGAAGCGAGCCCGCGCCTTGTCTCGCGTGTAGCGCTCGAGCACGGCCTGCCCGGCTTGGGCCACGGGGATCTTCACCGCGTCGATCGGGTGCGCCGTGCTGCCCAGGCGCTTGAAGATCATCTCGCGGCCGTCGGGGTCCGAGGCGATGAAGGCGCTAGGGAAGCGGTGCTTGCCCGCGGTCACGCCCGTCCTTGTCTGCCGGTGCGGCAGGCGCACGGCCGGAATCGGGCGCAGCAGCAGGCCCACCATGATGGCTCGATTGGAGAGGGTGCCCTTGCGCTGGCGCATCCAGCGATTGGCGAGGGCGATGGGCACGCCCACCTCGCTGGCGATCTCCCGCTTGGCCTTTGTCCGCATCCAGGCCAGCGTGCGGTTCAGCGCCCGCACCGTGGCCAGTGGCACGTGCCGGTTCTGGACCCGCTCCAAGTCGGCGAGGATGGCCCTCATGTCGCCCTCGATGTTGATCGTCAGGCTCATGCGAAGATCACCTCCACGCCGATCAGGTCGTCGAGGATCCAGGGGTTGGCCAGCACCGGCGGGATGGCTGGCGCCGCGGCCGCGCTCGAGCCGACGGCCGCGTACTCGCGGAAGGCGTCCAGGCTGACGCCTAGCACCTTCGTCGTCAGGTCAGCCACGACCAGGCGCACCTGGGTGCCGACGAGCGGGGCCAGGTCCCAGATCACGCGGCGCAGCACGTGGCTCCCGTGGCCCGTGGCGATGTGCAGGATGGCGTTGTCGCTCATGCGCACCAGGGCGACGAAGCGCTCCTGGATGGCCTCGTCGCCGGCGACGAAGAGCTCGGCGCGGTCCTTGGTGATCGTCCAGGCGTCCGAGTAGATCCAGCCGGTGGCAGTCAGGGTCGCATTGGTGCCCACCGGCCAGCCAGGGTAGTAGCGCTTGTAGGCCGTGTTGATGTAGCTCACGCCGCTCATGCCCGAGGCGGCAAGGCCGTCGCCCACGGGCTCATCGCCGATCACGGGTTGATAGTAGAAGGCGTCGCTCACGCCGCCCGTGCTGCCGAAGTGGAAGCGCAGGCTGCGATCAAGAATGCCGGCGCGCAGGCCGACGAGGGCGCCGATCTGGGCCGGGCCCGTTTCCGCCGGGTAGTCACCGTTCGCGTGGGTGGTGAGATTGCCGAAATCGAGCTCGGCGATCCTGTAGTAGTAGTAGCCGCTCTCGACGATGTGCCCGCTGATCGCGTAGATCAGGCTCTCGATCTGGCCGACCTCATTCGCCTTGCCGGTGCCGGGTGGCGTATCGTTGAGCAAGACGCCGGCATTGTAGGCGTCGCTGAACGGGTCAGTCGTCGGGTGGCTCAGCGTGCTCTGATGTCGCGTTCCGGTCTGGCCGCCGAAGGTGAAGAACCAGCGCGAGCCGACAAGCTGCAGGGTGGGGCTCTCGTCATAGAGGCCATCGGAGCTGCACGCCATGACGGCGCTTGGCATGTGTACGAGCTTCGCAAAGTCGGGCAGAACGCCGCCCGTAAACTTCGCGAGGCCCACGCTTTGCCTGGCCGTGTTGCCGGTTTGCTTGGTCGTCAGAATCAGGTACCAATCGGCGCCGTCGTAGAAGACGCAGGGGTCGCGGGAGGCGCCGCCCCAGGCCGAGTTGTAGGTGGCGGCGTTGCACCAGGGCGCGCCCGCGGCGTAGGCGCCACCGTTGGGCGTGTCGTCCATGCCGCACCAGTAGATCGCGGCGTCCCCGTTCAGGACGGTCCAGGCATCGAGCGCATCCGAGGTGCAGCCGGCCAGACCGATCTTCTGCAGCTGCGTGCTGCCCGACTGATGCGTCACCCCGACGAAGAACATCAGGTACTTCCAGGCTTCCTGCGCGGAGCCGGGAAAGCCGAAGAACGGGTTGCGGATGATGAAGGGCGCGTAGACGATGAAGCGCCAGTCGCCTTGCGCGCCGGCGCCCAGGGTGAGCTCGGCGTGCTCGGTCCAGGTGCGCAGGTCCGGACTCGAGTAGTGGGAGAAGTTGGCGCTGCCCGTATCTGCCGTCGGGCAGCGGATCCCGATCAAGTGCCAGGTGCTCGTGGCCGTGACGTGGAAGAGGGCGTGGTCGTTCTGCTTCTTGTTGGCCGGGCCGATCAGATAGGGCAGGTTGAACGTGAAGGCGACGCCGTCCCCCGCCGTGGCCACCTCGCCCTCGAGGACGAGCTCGACCAGGCCGGTGCCGTCGGGTTTGCGCTCGACCACCTTGAAGCTGGCGCCCGCGACGCTGATACTCTCGCCGACAACCACCCGGGCGTCCGCTTCCCGGCAGAGGAAGCGGGGCCCGGTGTCGGCCATCTCCAGGCCGTCCGCGTAGGCATCATCGAAGATGCCCACGACGGCGGCGCCGGCGATCACCGCCGGCGTGCCGTGCTCGGTCGGCCTGAAGAAGGCGCTGAGGTCCTCGGCGAGGGGCATCGCTACCTGCCCTTGCCCTTGCCCTTGCCCTTGCCCTTGGTGGGCGCGTCCTCGGCCGGCGGCTCCTCGCCCACGGGGGCAGTCGCGGGCGCGACCTCGGCCGGCTCGAGCACAGGGATCGGCACCACCTTGCCCATCAGGTGCAGCACCTTGTAGTCGGCCAGGCTGATGTAGGCCTCCGTGCCTTCCGCCAGCGTGACGCCCGAGGCGATCGTGGAGCGGAGCACCTTCACGTGCACCGTGTTCTCCGGCTTCATGGAGTCCCCCTTCTCTCGGCGGCCGCTGCGGATGAGCGCCCGCGCTGATTCGGTCGATAGGGCCATGGCGACGTGAGCGGCTCCGCGGGCGCCCGGAGGCGCCCGTATAACACACGCTGCTTTCTGGATAGTTAAACGTGATAGGCGGTCTCGCCGTGTGAGTTCACATCGAGTCCCTCGCGTTCCTCCTCCTCGG